GGCTGTACGTCTCATTCGAATTCCCCTCCGGGAGACCAATAATGGTCAAGCGCTTTTTTCAGCGGTTCGGAGCTTTTGCCGGCGGAGCCGCTGATTCTTCCGATGAGCGCGTATTCGGGAAAGAACGCGAATGCCGACGATTTGGCCAGATCGCCCCTTTCCCCCGCCAGGTAATTATCCATGTAATCCGTTACACGTTCGTTCTCGCGGTCGATGTATTGCATGAAGGTTGGGTCGAATTGTTCGGATACGCTGAGAATGGGATATTCTTTCCCCAGGATGGCGTCATATCTGATGCCATCAATGGCTTTCTCCTGCCATTTCATGGAATCCAGATCGGCGAGTCGGCTTTCCCAGTCCACATCCTCCACAGGCCTGTATGATACGGCCTCGCGGGATCTTAAGCGGAGCCAGTAGAAAGCGACTGTGCGCTGTATCGTTTTGGGCATCATGCCTCCCAACCTCGTTGTTCTCTCGGCCGTCTCTTTGCGGCTCTATGGAGATTCTACAGGCGGATCCGTGGTTCCGTGTTTTTCTCTATCTCAAACTTGACGTTATGCGCATTATGCGTATAATAGAGGGTATGAGGTTCAAGGAGATCGAGAAGCGCCTGCTGGCCGACGGCTGGGTGCTCAAGTCGCAGCGCGGTAGCCACCGCCAATACGTGCATCCCGTGAAGCCTGGCAAGGTCACGCTGCCGAACCATACGGGCGATCTGGACCCACGAACCGTGAAGAGCATATGGAAACAGGCCGGAATCAACGAACGGAGGACGAAATGAAGCTGGTCTACCCGATCATCCTCTACCCGATGGAGGAGCATGAGGGCGGCTACACCGTCGAGGTGCCCGACCTGCCCGGCTGCGTCACCGAGGGGCATGATCTCGCCGACGCGCTGGATATGGCGCGTGACGCGGCGAGTGGCTGGATCCTCGACGAGATGGAGGACGGGCGCGCCGTGCCGCATGCCAGCAACATCGCCGACGTGAAGCCCGACGAACCGGACGGCATCGTCAGCCTCATCTCGCTGGATATGGACGCCTATGCCGAGAAGTACGGCAGCAAGGCGGTGCGCAAGAACGTGACCATCCCCGCATGGCTCGACACATTCGGCGAGCGCAACAACATCAACTATTCGCAGGTGCTGCGCGAAGGGCTCGAAAGCCGCTACCGCGCCCTGCAGGATGCCTGACTGCCATACGCCGAAAGCCCCGGCGCTCACACTTGCGAGCGCCGGGGCTTTCGTTTGTTCGCCTTATGCGGTCTCCTCGATGATTTCGGCTTCGATGATGTCGGTGTCGTCGTGGAGGTCGGGGATGGCCTGGTCGAGCAGGGCGGCGAGTGATGCCGTGTCCCTGTGGGTGTAGTGGTTGGTCATCGTGATGCTGGTGTGGCCCATGATGGCGGTGCGTGCGTCGTCGGGCATGTTGGCGCGGGCTGTCATGCTGGCGGTCCAGTGGCGTGCGCTGTGGATGGTGACCGGCGGGAGGCTGGCGGCTTTCAAGGCCTTGTTCCAGTTGTAGCGTTCGGTGCTGCTGCGCACGGGGTTGCCTCGTGAGTTGGTGAATATGAGGTCGCGTGGGCCTATGTCGAGTCGTTTGATGCGCGCCCACAATCGTTGCCACAGGCTCGTGGATATGGGTACGAACCGGTGGGCGGCGTGGGTTTTGGGTGTGGTGAGCCACAGGATGCCGTACAGGTGCTCGGCTTTGAGCCAGGCGGGTATCACGGCGTCCTCCGGTTTGCCGTATTGCTGGATCTGCTGCTGCACGTTGATGCCGGGCACGCCGTCGCGTTGCTCCAGCTCGTAGGGCATGAGCGCGTAGCGTTCGCCTTCCCTCATGCCGGCGGCGAACGCGAGTTCGAACAGCAGCATCCAGGATTCGTCAACGTCCACGGTCAGGGCCGGGCCGCGGCGTTTCGCGCCGCGGTTGGGCACGGCCTCGATCAACTGTTTCGGCTGGTCGGGTGAGAGGATCCTGGTCTCGGTGGGCTCCGCCCTTGGCGGCTTGACCCTGCGGCATGGATCCACGGGGATGAGCTCCTCGAGTTCCGCCTGGTCGAGCATCATCTTCAGGCTCACGAAGTGGTCCTTGAGCGTGGAGGGAGCGAGCCGTTTGGAAAGCACGCGCATGCATTGGCGGATATGGTCAGGGGTCAGCTCGGTGAGGCGGATACAGCCGATGACCTCCATGCACGCATGAATCCTGCCGGCGCGGGTGCGGTACGTGGTGGGCTTGACGTTGAGCCGGTATTCCTCCAGCCACCGCTCCGCGTAATCCTTCAGGTACGGGCTCTTGGCGCCGGGCAGCAGGCCGGTGCGTTCCATCTCGGCGACCTTCGCGTCGAACCGTTCGCGGGCATCGGCCTTCGTGCGACCCTTGGCCGAGACATAGCGTCGTTTGCCCGTGGCGGGGTCGCGGCCGACCTCACGCCGGAACTCCCACGAGCCATCCTTGCGGTGGATGATGCTTCCCGCACCCTTCGTGCGTCGTCTGCCGTTCGTCGCCATGATGTTCCTCCCTTGTCGGGAGCGCCTTCGAGCATCCGCTACAAGCGCCCTCAAAAAGGGCACTCTATTGGCACACTATCCGGGCCACAAACGGCCAGATACGGGGCATAATCGGCCATTCTTCAATAATCGAAAAACGGCGCAATTCCACAGTTCCGAAAACTCGAAAACGTTGGAATCACGCCGTTTTCTGGGGTGTTCACACCCTACTTGGACACATTGAACTTGAATGTGTTCGTATTTTTCGTTTCCCTGTGTTTTCAAGGGTTTCAGCGTCTCGCCTTTTGTGCGTACACACTATTGACACTCTATTTTCTTGTGTTGATTCAATTGTATACAAGAAAACGCCCCGCCCGGCAAGCAGAGCGGCTCATGTAGAGCCGTCTGCGATGCCTGAGCGGGGCGTTCGGTTTTCAGGGCATGCCTTGGTCGTCGGCGAGCGCCGCATACAGTTCGAGTGCGAGTACGGCTGCGATCAGGCCCGCGCATTCGACGAGCCATTGGATGCGGTTCATACGCCGAGCTGTTCCATGGTCTTGCGCACGAGCGCGTCGATCTGGTCGAAGCGGCTCCACCATGGGGCGCCGTTGTTGCCGTGGATCAATGGCACGCCTGCCTGCTGGAGCAGGTTGGCCTGGTCGGGGTGTGTGAGCGCGGTGCGCCCCTTGCCGGGCTCGCAGTACCAGATGACTCCCGTGGAGTCGTTGCGGATCATCATTGCCGCCATGATATCTACCTCCTGTGTTC